GGTATCGCCCGAGGCGCGGTGGTTGACCATGCCTAAGCGTCGGGCCCGTCCCACACACACACACGCTCGCGCCAAAGCCCCTCAGAAGGCCTCGGACGTCAGCCGGCTCTACGACAGCCTCAAGGCCGCCGCGGGCGCTTTGGGGCTGGATCCGGCGACATTGCGGGCCGCTCGCGCGGCCGGTTGTTCGGCTTTCCGCGCTGGCGGCCGCGTGCATGGAGGGGAGTTGTTTGCCTGGCTCGCCGCGCATCCGCCGTCGTCGGCGACGGGGAAGAAGGCCGAGATTTCGCCGCGGGCGGAGCTGGAGCTCGAAAAGATTCGCCAGGAAGTCCGCGAGAAGAAGCGGCTCAACGATGCTGCCGATGAACTCCTCATCACCAGGGCTGAGGTCTCCGCCGCGATCGGCCGGATCGGGGCAAAGGTGCGGGCGCTTCTCGACCAGAAGCTGCGCGTCGAATATCCCTCGGCGGTCGCCGGCTTGGATGTCGGCCAGGCCAGAATCTACGGCAGCCGTCTCGTCGATCAGATCCTCAAAGAGTGGGCCTCCTTCTCAGCGGACCTGCCGGAATGAAACCGGGGATCAAATCGTTGCGGTCCGGTTGGGAGCGGGCGTTCGCCCTCTTTGATCGCGAGGCGATCTATGACTGGGCTGAGCGGCATATCGACCTGTCATATCCATTCATCCCGACCGGTCCGTTTTCGTCCGCCCATACGCGACATCTGCTGGCTCCGTTCGACGCGATCGCCGATCCGAGGATCCGGGAGGTGAACGTTTGCGCTCCGACTCGAGGCGGAAAATCTCTCTTGGGCGACATCTCGCTTCCCTGGATTGTGCAGCATGATCCGGGTCCAATGCTCTGGGTGTTCTCGATCGATCGGCTGGCGCGGGAGCATGCCGAGGAGCGGGCCTTTCCGATCCTCCGATCAGTCGAGAACGTGCGGCATCTGCTGCCGGCCAGAAACAAGGATCGCACGACCGAAATTCTTTTCGGTTTTATGTCCGTCTTCTTCCGCGGCCAGGCGATGGACAATCTCCAGAGCAAGGCGATGCGCTGGATCATTCTGGATGAGGTTTGGCGCTACAAATCCGGAGTCCTGGCCGAGGCAAAGGCGCGGCTCGACGATTACCTGAAACTCGAGCTGAGCAAGTTCCTTTGCCTCTCGCAGGCCGGCACCGATGGCGATGAGTGGCACGAGCAGTATCGCGCCGGCGAACTCAACGAGTGGTCGATCCAATGCGCCAAGTGCGACACGCACCAGGTCCCCGTTTGGGCCGGCTGGCGCGACGACGGCTCCCGCTATGGTGTGCTTTGGGATCTCCATCGCCGGGACACCGGTGACTGGGATGTCCCCAGATGCCTGTCCTCCGTGCGCTATGAATGCGCGCGCTGCGGACATCCTCACCTGGATAATGAGAAGACGCGGGCCGAATGGAATCGCACGGGCAAATACCAGGTGGTCGGCGAGCGGCATCCCACCAAGAAGAGCTTCCACTGGCCGGCGATCATCGATCGGAGTCTCGCGGAGTTGGTGAGCCGATACCTGGCCGCCCGCAATCTCAATCGCCGCGGCATGCCGGCGGCCACAATCAAGTTCTGGCAGAAATACATGGCGAGCTTCTACTCGCCGTCGGTCGGCCAGATCCGGCGGCCGCTCACCGAAGGGTATGAGGTCAGCAAGGATGGGGCGACCGAGGGTTGGCGGCGCTTCATGACCGTCGACTGCCAGGTCGATTTTCGGGAGTTCTGGGTCGTGATCCGCGATTGGGCCCAAGCCGACGGTCAGAGCCAGCGAGTCTTTCGGGGCAGGCTCAAGAGCTGGGAGGAGGTCCGGGAGCTGCAGGAGAAGTTCAAGGTCAAAGACCAGAACGTCTTCGTCGACACCAATTACGAGACCCGCGCCGTGTATGCCCGCTGCGTGCGGTTCGGTCATTGGGGCGTCATTGGGAGCAGGCGGATGTGGCTTTGCTGGATCGGCCTGCGCGGAGAGGACGAGTTCGATTATCTCCACCTGGAGCGGCGGAACAAGAAATCGGTCAAGGTCCGCCGGCTTTATTCGCCAATGCAGTTCGGCGATCCCCACATTGGCCGCAGCCGCCGCGACGTCCGCCTGGTCGGCCCGACGCCCGGAGGTGGCACGCTCTGCCCTTACTTCCGCTTTTCCAACGAGCAGGCCAAGGACGCCCTAGCGCGGCACCGGGATGGTCACCGGATCCGGCAGGGGTCGGCCGCGCCCCCGAGGTGGGTGAACCCGATCCCCCAAACGGCGGAAGAGAAGCGGGAGGAAGAGGAGTATGACCGGCAACTCAACTCCGAATTCAAGCGCACGATCATCGATCGCAGGACCGGCAAGGAGAAGATGCGCTGGCTACCGGTGGCGGCGGGGCGCCCCAACCATTACTGGGATTGTGAGGTGATGCAGATGGTAGCCGCGGCGATCGCGGGCTATCTCGGCGAAGAGGCGGCCGCCGGCGAGATCGAGGATTGACTGGCCATCGACCTCGTCATGAGGCGAGCGCTGCTGTTGATCATTCCCTTACTCCTTTGCGGATGCACGGCCACCTCGGTCCGCCAGGGGGATTTTCGAGGCGGGCGCATCTCAATCGGGACCAGGCACGCGGTCGGCCAGTTTACGATCGGGACCACCAACGGCGTCCAGCTCAAGCTCAGCGGATACTCGGCCGACCCGGATCCGGGCCTCGAAACCCTTCGCCAGGCGCTGGCGGCCGCTCTGCAGATTCTTGGGGGCAAACCATGAATCCATTCTTCGGAGCGACCAGGGCCAATCTCGAGCAGTGGCTGGCCGAGGCCCAGCAGCAGCTGGCCGGCGGAACCTCCATCACGGGGTGGAACGAGGGCGACGCCGGCGCGACGCACAGCGTGCAGCTCTCTCCCGAACGCCGCGTGGAACTGATCCTGAAGGAGCTCAACCGCCGCTGGCCAAACGATTACCCGGCGCGAGACGTCCGCCGGGTCCACCGCACCGTCCAGGAGTTCATTTGACTCTGGCCCCCGCTATCATGCGGGCCGGTTTCCTCATCATCCTTTTGCTCGGGTCTCTGGCGCGGGCCCAAGCGCCGGCATTGCCGCCCCTTCCAGCGCCGCCGATCGCGGTAACCGTCTGGATCCAACCCCAAGCCCTCGAGGCCTGGACCAACCTGGTCGTGGTCCGATTCTCGTTGCCTGCGGCGCCGGGCCCCATGCCGCCCAATTATTCGGTCCCGGAAATCTATCGGCGGCTCACCGATCCGATCTTCGCGCATTATGAGCGCAGTTGGGAGAAGTGGCGCGCCGAGGAGAATGTCAGCGCCCTGGGGGAGCGGATTAAGCTCCTCGATCCGGGCAAGCTCGCTCAATTGGAGGCTTTCCTAAACCGGCTTCTCACGGAGGCTGCGCCCCAAACTATTCAGATCAGCACCAATCAGTGGGGCCATAATCCCTACATCACCACCAACGGGATTCCAGGGCCGCCCGTCTCAGGCATCGCAACCAATCAGTGGGAACGGCGCAGCTGACCCATGAGCCAGGAACGACTCAAGACCCCGGCGGGCTACCACCTTTTGGTCTCGCGCCGCGCCCATAACCTGGATCTTCTTTACCGGACCGAGATCCGTCGCGGTCATCGCCCCCGCGCCTTCTCGCTGGTCGACACTCGCGTCGCCATCAGCGAATACGATTGGAGCAGCCTCCTCAATCTCTCCCGCCAAGTCGTCTCCCGCGTCGGCACTCTGGCCGGCGCGATCTGCCAGAAGAATCTTTACGCGATCGGCGGGACGGGTTGGCCGCTCCATTACATCGGGCCCGACGAATACTTCCGGGATTCGGTCGAGGATTGGGTGAACAATCTCTGGGCTCCGATGGCGAACATCCGGGGGGAGCCCTACGATTTGGGTGTCTCCCTCTTCCTGGATGGCTGCGCGATCGATCACGATGGCGACAACGTCATGATCCTCCGAAGGGATTCCCAGGACATGCCCCGGCTGCAATTCGTGGCCGCCCACCGGATCGGCAACCGGCAGACGGCCGCCGCCACCGCCGACGGCTACAGCGTCGTTCTCAAGGGACCCTTCGCCGGCGCGAAGATGTGCAACGGCGTGATCTTCAATCGCGATGGCGAAGTGATCGCCTACCGCGTTTTGGGCGTGACCGAAGCCGAGGATATGGACGTGCCGGTCGAGCAGGCCCAGATGGTTTATGAGCCGGCCTGGCACGATCAGGGGCGCGGGATCCCGAGGGTCGCACCCACACTCCTGGATTTCATCGATGTCGAGGACATCAATTACTTTCTCCGACGCCAGGTCAAACAGGATGCCGCCTTGGGCATCGCCGTGCACAACGAATCGGGCGAACCGCCCACGGGCACGTCGGTGGTCGGTGGTGATGAGACAACGCCGCGTGCGGTTAACAACGCCAATCCCGACGTGGAGGTCGAATACCTCGAGGGGAACGAACTCATGTATTTCCGCTCCAACACCGGCGGAAAGATCCATCCCATCGAATCGGCCAGGCCCCATCCCAACACCGAGGCTTTCGTCACGCGGCTGGAAAGCGTCGGGCTCTATGCCATCGGCTGGCATCGAGGGCTCCTTGACCCAGCCGGCCTGCGCGGAGCCAATACCAGGCTGGTCCAGGACACGGCCCGCCATAGCATCAAATGGCGGCAACGCACGCTCCGCAAGCGGAAGCTGCGCGCGACGGCCTGGGCGATCGCCGCCGGCATTCAGCGCGGCAGTATCCCCGAGACCTCAGATCCCTGGTGGCGCTATTTGACCTGGCAGATGCCAGAGCAGCTCACCGTCGACACGGGCAACGACGCCTCAGCCGATCTGGAGGCCCTTCGTTACGGCTCGACCACCCTCGCCGCCGTGGCCGGCAAGGCCGGCGGCCGGGCCGACGACATCATCCGGCAGCGGGGGCGGGAAGCCCGCCAGGTTCTCGCCGAGGCCCGACGCCTGGTCGATGAGTGGGGCATCTCCTTCGATCTGGCTCTGTCGCTCATCCGCCAACCCAACAATGGAGGCGGCGCTCCGGCGCCGGCGGCGCCCGCGGCTGGGGCCGGAGCGTCAGGCAAACCACCGGAGGACGACGCCGAAGACCCCGAAGAAGAGGATTGACCCATGCGCATTTCCCCCAAACTCGTCAGCTCGATCATCACCCATGCCTGGTATATTCGTCCCGGTTCCCTCATCGAGGGCATTCTCCTGGAGTATTGCGGCGCGAAGGGCGCGGGATCCCTGGAGATTCGCGAGGAGGCTTTACCCGCGATCGAGGCCCGCCCGGAGCGCGACGTCAATGGGGACGCCCTTCCGCGCGCCAAACTCACGCAGTCGGGGGTGGCAATCGTCCCGATCGTCGGGCCGATGATGAAAGGAGCGACCGGCAGCGACAAATATCGCGCCTCGCTCTGTTCACCCGAGGACATCGCCAGCGATGTGATGGCCGCGATGGACGCCAGGGCCAAGGGAATCGCCTTCCCTGTCAATTCTCCCGGGGGCACGGCCGTGGGCTGCCACGAATTGGCCAGCCTGATCGCCGAGGTCTCCAAGCAGGTCCCGACGCTGATGTATACCGAAGACCAATGTTGCTCGGCGGCCGAGTATGTGACATCGGCCTGCAGCGTCCGGGTCTCAACCCCGTCCGCGGTTCTGGGATCCATCGGCACGATGTGCGGTGTTCTGGACGTGTCCCGCCTGCTCGATCGGTTCGGGGTCTCCTTCGACATCTACCGGAGCGGCCGTTACAAGGGCATGGGCCACCCGGCCAAACCTCTATCGAGCGATCAGGCCGAATTCGTCCAACGCTGGGTCAACGCCCGCGCGGCCGAGTTCAAAGCCCAGATGGTCAACTATCGGGGGCTGGACGAGGAGCATATGCAGGGACAAATCTTCGTGGGTTCGGAGGCCGCCAAGATCGGCCTCACCGATTTCACCGTGTCCAGTCTCCGTGAGGCCATCGCGTTCCTCGAGTAGTCCGCAGAATCGGAGCATCCGCGGTGGCCGCCGGCGCCGTCATGGGGCCAGAATTCCCGCGGAACTCGTCTTTCTGGGGGTCGCGCCGGCGTTGGCATACGCGCCCAAGAATCGGCGCCGACGCGGGCGCCCGCCGGCGGGATTCTGGCACAGGCCAAGAGCTGAGCTCTTCCGATTGCTCGAGCTGGCCCGGGACGGTTACCGCCGGGCGATCGCCACCCATCATCCCGACCGCGGAGGCGATACGGAGAAGGCCGCCGCGCTCAATCTTTCCTGGAGCTTTGTCCGTCGCTGTTTTGCCAGGAATGGAATGGAGCTCGAATGAAATTTGCCCCCTGGAACGACGGTCAACGCCGAGGATTCAAGTTTTGGTGCCCCGGTTGCGAGTGCGCCCATCGCTTTTGCGTCCAGAGCGTTGAGGGTCCGATCTGGAGCGTCACCGGGGCCGAGCGGGATCAGCCCTCGGTTTCTCCCAGCCTGCTCGTCACCTGGCCTGGGACGGAGAAACGATGTCACTCCTTCGTTAAGGGCGGGAAAATCCAATTTCTCTCGGATTGCAGCCATCGGCTGGCCGGAATGACGGTCGAGGTTCCCGATTGGGAAGAGCTGGATTGATTAGGGACTAACAATGGGCTTGTTAAGGGCTAGTTAGCCTCTAAAAACTGCTCCATGGCCGAGCTGCGAGGCAAATCGATGGGGCAAATCATATTCGAGCGTTGGGTCGCTCGATCGAAAGAGCGCGGACATCCGCTCTCGACGTCCGGAACTTACATTTCTCCCAATTGGGAACAGCTCAATCCCGAGCTGAAGCTCGCGATCAACAAAGCCACGATGGACGTGCTCGAGCATTGGCAGCAAGGCCATTGCCTCACGGCCGTGTCCCAAATTATGCGAATGCTCTATGAGAGCTCGGTCTGGCAGAACGAGACGGAGGAGGATTGGCTGAAGCTTGCCAGGATGGCAGGAAGGATCGCGCGCGAATCAATGGCCGCGTTTCTCGAGGATGGAGCCCAAAGAGTTGGCTAACAATGTCATGATTAAGACGACAGATTGCCGAATCCAGGGGCCCACGGCCTTCTCTGACGTTGAGGTGTGGGACACGTTCCTAACTCATGATGGAGCACTCGCGATCAAGCTTCCGACCTTCCACCGCGCGGAGAAAGAGCTCAACGGGATCGTGATCGATGAGGGCAAATTCGCTTGGACCCGGTTCTCCGGGGACGCGCCCTGTTATCCCGTGGATCTGTCCATCGAATTCCACTGCCGGGCTACTCAAGCTCCGTGAGGAATCGCAATTGTCCTTTCTTCGAGGTCTCCCAATAGAATCCCCCCGTTTGTGCATTGAAACGGAGCATCAGATAGTCATCCGGATCAGCCCTTGTTTTGAGGAAAAGCTGCCCATTGGTGGTTCGCAACGTTACGTCGCCATTGGCATCCGGCGATTTGCCGATCCGGCCGGCCGTGACCGCAAGGCCGGCACCCGATGATCCACGGGCTTTGACGGCCGGATCGGCAGAGCCAGAGTATTCGTCACAAAAAAGGGCCTGCTTTTGTGACGTTGGTATGCTTGACTTTCCTCGTCTTGCCCTTCGGCATTTGTTCCGGAGCCGGCCCAAGGCCAGGCGCCGACGAGGTAACTCCTCGAGGGTGCAAACCTGACGGCCGGCTTCGGGGCTTGTGCGAAACGATTCCCCGATCCTATGAAACGTTCGCGGCAAAGGCCATGTGCGCTGTGTGGTGGAACGAGTATCGCGTCCCCACCTTGGGACAAGCGCGAATGGGCTTGTCGCCCGTGCTGGAACGGTTACGTGAACTTTCGGCGAGCCTTCATGCTGGAGCACGGCCGCTATCCAAAGCTCCGAGAATTTCTGGCCGACGGCGAATCCGACGTTGGTCCAGGCCGGGCCGGCGGCCTCAAGGCGGATGACGATTCGCTCCGGCTGCAGGAGCCGCCTCGTTGAAACGGTCCCCAACTGGATGAACAACGTTTTCTGTGCCCATTGCGGGCAGGTTCAACCCGCGCAGATCCATTCGCCGGCGCCTGGCTGGCGACAGGTCCAATGCATGGGATGTCAGCGGGTGCGGGTGATTACCGAGGGGCTGGAGTTCACCTATCCGGGAGCCGACGCCGGCCGGTCGGACTTTGCTCGAATGGTGGACGATGCCATTGAAGCGGCCCGCCTTCCCGCGAAGACCTTCTTGGGGGGGATGGGCAGTGTCCTCGAGATTTGGCCCTAGTGACCGGGGTTGTTGGCAGCGCACCAAGCACGGATGGCGCGCAAAGCCATAACGGGCGGCCAATCAATGCCCTGGAGCCACCGCCGGATTGTCCGATCACTGACCCGCAGATGCTCGGCTACGGCGCGGATGCTCCGACCTCGAATCGGATGGCGGACCACGGAGGCAAGCTCCGTGAGGGTCGATTCCCTATCTCGGGAGGGACTGACATGGATCCGCAGGCCACGGCGCTTGCGATGAAGTGCCGCAAGAGCGCGAGACTTAGCACGCGTTTGGACGGATCCTCCTTTGGCGCCTGCGATAGCGTGATGACGACTCATATTGGCCAGAAGGGGTGGTGCAAGGTCACTTTGCACCTCCGTCCTCGTGCTGATAGGCTAAGGCTTCGGTTAGTGCGTCGGCCACCATTTCGCGGTCCTCCTCCGTATGTCCCATCTCCAGTTGCGTTAGTAGCGCCGAAACGGTATCGGCGGGGTCTGACCCAATGTCAGCCGACACCGTAACCAAGTATGCGCTGTCGGGGCCAGTTGGGTCGTAATCCCATAGCAGGGTTGCGGTTCTGCCATCCACCGATACCTTAAGCCGCAAGTCTCCATTTCTGCCAATCCAAGGGTTGTTTCGGTCCATTCGCAGTCTCTTCAGTTTCGTTTTCATGTCTTCAAATATGCTTCACCGGGGCCGCACTTGCAAAAGAAAAATCCACCTAAAAGCGCTTTTTCTTTTGCGGGTTGGCATGGAAGGCCGTTGGGACAAATTGGGACAAAAGGGAAGGTCAAACCGGGTGAAACCGGGTCGAACTCGGGGCTGAGGGGCCGGGGCGGTCCCGCCGGCAATGGGCTAAAGGGCTGGGGGATGCGCGGTTTGGGAGCGGCTTGGTCCGCGGAGGGACGCGGGTTCAACTCCCGCCGCCTCCACCAGTTTTCCCCAAGATCGCGGGGATTTCGGTTTCCGTTGGGACAGATTTGGGACAAAGAATTGGGGGTGAGTAAGATTCCCATTCTCTCGGAGGAGCCGATCCGCATCGGCGACTGCGACTACGAAACCCGGGCAATAAAATGCGCCCGGTGTGGCGCCCAGATGGATTTCGCTCCCTGGCCGGTCAGCCCCAAATCGGTCCTCGAACGACCCCGGTGCGGGAAGTGCCGCTCGTCCTTCACGTTCCCGATCGCGCGCAAAACGCCCAAACCCAAAGGCCTCGTCCGGACTTTGCAGGAGACGTTCATCCTGGGGGAATGCTCCATCGAGTATGAGGTCGCGAACCGCCGGTTTAAATTGCGTCAGGAAGATCAGGAGATCCTGCTGACGCCGCGCGCCATTTCCGTCTTGGTCGACGTCTTGCAGGACATTCAGGCAGGCCGCTGATCCTCACCCGACTCCTCGCCGGCCGGTTCGGAGCTTGGACCCTGGGGAATGCCCTCCGGGACGAAATACCGCTTGCCCGGCGGAGGCGAGAGCCGCTGAAGCGCCTGCCGAATCCTGACCAATTCAAGCGCAATCCATATACCCCAAGCAACCCCTCCCATGCCTGTCGCGAGGAAAATGAAGATGTAAATCACTTCCGAATCATTCATAGCAGCTTCAATTGATGAACGTTTTGCAGTGGTGCGGGCGAGATCGCAAACCAGCGTTCCGCCTGCGAGCGCTGGATTGGCCGTCGATAATTGCTGAGGATCTTGGCTGGGCTATTCCCGGCTTCCTCGGCCACTTGCGCGATGTTTTGGGTGATTGCCAGCCGATAACTAATGAAGGACTTTCGGAGGGCATTCCGACGCCAAATGATCCCTACCGCCTTCGCCAGATGGTTGATCGCCTTGCTGGTGTTCGCGATTGTGCAGATGGGGCCATCGATTTTGGCGAATGGCTTCAACCAAGCTTCCAAGTTCGGGGTCATTGGGACAATCCGATGCGCCGATGTCTTCGCGAGATTGGCGCCCACATAGATGGTTTTCGCTTCCCAATCGATCGCGGACCAGTTGAGGCGACCTTTGGGGCCATTGAGCTCGGCATGCCGCAAGCCAGCGAAAGCAGAGATCGCTAGGAACGGCAGCAATCGATCGGGGCAGGCCTCGAGGAGCCTGGCGAGTTCACCAGGCTCGAAAAGTTTCGGATCGGTGGGAGGAAGCTTTGCGCGGGCCGAGGATAGCTCCCAATCCACAGGCAGGTGATGTCGAGCCTTGCACCATCGGACAAAGGTCAGCAGGGCGCAGCGATAATTGTTGCGGCTACGCAGCCCCCATTGCCCGGTCCTAAGCCAATTGTCCACCTCGGGAGGAGCAAGAGCGCTGGCAGGGCCGGTGAATTTCTTCGCAAAGGCCCCGAGGCGGCCCTGCAAATCTTTGAGATGCCTGACCGATAATCCATCCGACTTCTTGGCGGCGACGAAAGCCTCAACCAATTCCGGAATGTTCCGACCGCTAAGACCCACGGGATGCCGAGCGCGCCAGAACGCCACGGCGTCAGCTGGGGTGCAGGCTCCCCCAAGGCTTTCCAGAATTGCAATGTATTCGGCGATGGCCAGTTCGGGAGATTTTTTCCAGGGCCGCAGGAGCTCGATAATTCTCCCCCAAGCCTGAGCATCGGCTGCTCGCATTGATAGGGCCTCGGTCTCTCCATTGGCTAATCTCGTTGCGACCGCTTCTGCTTGGGTTTTGGCGCGCGCTAGGTCCGAAAATTTTTGCCGAATCCTCGCTCCGCCGAAGTAGTGGCAGAGTGTCCAGGCCGAATAGGATTTGCGTCCCCTTCGCGTGGGAGTTGCATAAATCCTAATCGCAACCGACCCGACTTTGACCGTTTGGCGCTTACTCACGGCCTCATCGTCTGCGGGTGGGAGATTTATGCGCGCCACGCCGCCGGACCTTTTTCTCTTCATCACTGAGCTCGGCAATTACTTCCGGCTTCGCCATCTCCTCTGCAATGAGATCCTCGACCATCTCCGCCATGCTCCGCTTTCGATAATAGACGGCAAGCCATTGCAGATCTCGTTTAGTCTGAACGTCCAAGTAAAGATTGGTTTTGACTCCTTCTTTGAGTTTCGGGCGCATTTGAGGGCGTTTTATACGCCAAGAATGACCTCCGGTCAAAAAAATTCTGTGGCGCCTCTAAAAAACTCTTGTGTGGCGCCACAGAAAGGGCTATGAACGCCGAGCATGTCCAGACCTCGCACAGTCAAACATGGAGTAAAACTCAATCTTTACCTACCCCGAGCCCTCAAAAACACGCTGCTCAAACTGGCGACAAAACGCAAAAGATCAGCGGCGCAATTGGTCTCTGACTGGGTTCGGGAGAAAAGCCAGATCGCTTCGGACATCAAATGATGACCGCCCGCCAACTCGGAGCTGCGCTTTGCCTTTCGCCGGCGGCGATCGCCCGGCTGCGGCGGCAGCGGGTGATTCCCGCGATTCGGCTGAACGCTCGGGTGTTCCGGTATCGAATGGCGGATGTGGAATCGGCGTTACAGCAGCGGGAGCTGAGGGCGGTCGAGGCCTCGGCATCGCTTAGCCTGCGGGTTGCCGCGCACAAGCAGCAGCTGCGTCTCATGCGGAGGAGGGTTTTGTGACGACTTCGGCCTTGCTCGCCTTTTGGCTGACGGCCGCCGGCGCAGGCTTGGTTGTAGAGGATTTGATCCGGTTCAATTCGCTGTTCCTGGCCGTCACCAACCTAGCCTGTCTCATCCGGCTTACTCTCGATCGGCGCCGACGCAATCTATGAAAGAGACTGTCAACCGAAAGGCCCCGGGATGCCTGATTGAGATGCCCAGCGGGCTGTTGGTCCCCGAACGGTTGGCCTACGAAATCGCCGAAGATCGAAGGCGCCTTCTCGCGGTCGACGTCTTCGCGGGCGGTGGCGGTTTTTCCCTTGGAGCCATTCAAGGAGGGCTGGAGGTGGTCGCAGCGATCGAATATGACACGAACTGTATCCTGACCTACGCCTCGAATCTCTGTCGCTGGGGCCAGGTCCAGTTTCATTTCGTCGAACCCAGCGACGAGGAGCGCATGGAGAAGGCGATCTGGAAAGCCGGCCAGAGAGCCTCGAAGGAACAGCTGCTATTTTCGTTCCCTGTCTGCGGGGATGGCTGGATCGCTCATCAGCCGGCGTCGGTGCCCGGTGTCTCGCATGTCATCTGCGGCGACGTTCGGAAGCTAACCGGCGAACGGCTGCTCAACATTCTGGGGATGGAGAAGGGCGAACTGGGCTGCATTTTCGGCGGGCCGCCGTGTCAGGGCTTCACCCGCGCCAACAGGAATCGGCGGCCTGACGATCCGCGGAATCAGCTCCTGTTTGAGTTTGCGCGCCTGATCGTTGAGGTCCAGCCCAGGTCGCTGATTATGGAGAACGTTCCCGAGGTGGCGACCATGATCGATCTGGATGGGATCCCCATCCTGCAAAAGTTCCTTCGAGTTCTTCAGGACGGTGGTTTCCATGGCGTCGAAGCGATCGAACGCCTTGCCCAGAAGCATGGAACTGCGGTGGCGTTCCCGAGGCGCTCAAGTAGTCCACGACGGGCCCCCAAAGCAAAGGCCGCAGCATGAGCAAGCGGGAGGACAACCGGAGGCCGGCGCGGACGAGCAGCGAGGCTCTTGGTCCCATGGTGGAATTGATCCGCGGCGCGCGGGCGCATCTGGAGGAGTATTTCCGGCTTTCGCGCGTGTCGATCCATCAGGGGGCCAGATGGCGCAGGGAGCATCCCGGCGCCGCGTCGGCTTTGGTGATGCTGCGCCGTTTCGAGGAGGTGCTCGAGGAGGTTGAGCCGCGCGCGTGCGTCCGATGCGGCTGCACAGAGTTTCGGGCCTGCGTGGATCCCAAAAGGGGTATGACCTGCCACTGGGTTGGCCCGAATCTCTGCAGTTTCTGCGAGACTCCCAAGCAACGGCGAATGCGAATCGCCACGGAGATGATCGATTCATGAGCCGATACAACCGTGAATATTTGAAGCTCGCCGCCAAGGAGATCGAGGCGAAGTTTCCGGACAATCACGGCTTCATTCTGTTGGTGGTCCCCTTCGAGGGCCCGCAAGGGGGACGGCTTCGCTATATCAGCTCGATTGACCGCCAATCGGCGATCAATGTTCTCAAGGAATTCCTGATCAAATCCTGCGGCCAGGACGAGGACTGGCTCCAACACTTATGAGCATCCACGTTGACGACATCAGGAGCTATCCCGAAGAAATGATCGCCAAACGGGCCCGGAGATTTGGCAACCGCTGGTGTCATCTTTGGTGTGATCCGGGCGAGGAAGCGTTGCTGCACTTATTTGCGCGCCGGATTGGCCTGGCGCGGGGCTGGTTTCAGGATCGCAAGGGTTTCCCCCATTACGATGTAACCCCATCCAAGCGGGTGTCGGCGATCGCCGAAGGCGCCCTCCAAACCGACCTGCGCCTTTGGCTGGCCGGCCAAGGGAAGGACTCAGCCACGATGCCGATCGGGCTTGCTCAGGCTCCGGTCCAGGCCGAACTCCCGATCGAGGTGCCAATCGAAATTCCCTGGAGGCCTCGGCGATGAGATCCGGACAGAGAGCCCTGGGTGCGGTGGAGACGATGCGCCATGAGCTGGCCCGTTGGGAGAAGGAGATCGTCGAGGCCTTCGGATCGCTCGATCTGCGGGGGATGCCGGCCTTGGTCAGCGACGAGATTCAGACGGCGGAGTTGCGGGCGGTGATCGCCGTGAACCGGGCGCAGGGCGCCCTCAGCGATCTCGCCGTGGCCTATCGCCGGTTTTGCGGACATGAATTTGCCGAGAGGGGTCCGGCGTGCAATTCGCCGGGCCGCATTCATAACGATCGCGATATCAATAGTGAAAGCGCGGCCGCCGCGGATCTGGAACCCCGCGGGCCCGGGCCCCGAACGGCAACACAACCCTCATCGCCATGAGCATCCCCCCAACCGCCGATGGAACGTTTATTTGGCTGCAGAGCGCCCGCGAAACGCTCAGGGAATTGGAGCGGGCCCAAGCCCTGCCGGGCTCCAGGACCGATAGCCTGGCCAACCAGGCCGCCAGCTATGGCCGCCTCTTTGTCCAGTCGTTAGAGCGACTGCAGACGCATTTGGAGGGTGTGGAATCCAACCTGCCGATCCGATGAATCCACCCGTCCTCCTGGCACCGTCGGACGACACTTGGGTTCCCACCCTCTATATCGCGCTGGTCGCCGCCGCGATCGGTTGGACACTGGCCTCCCTGTGGTATCAGATCGCGCTGGAGCGGGAGCGGTGTCGGGCCAGGATGCATCTGCTGGACGTCAACCGTCTGGGGATTCTGCATCGGGCGGACCAGCGCCGGATTGCCGCTCTGGAGCGGCGGATCGATGAAACCAAAACCGGCGCCGGCGACTCCCGCGATGAGGATCCAGCCGACTGGTGGAAAAGGAACCAATGAAGAATTTGCCGGGGCGACGCCTTAACCCTACCCACGGGCGTTTTAGCGGGGGACGGATCCCCCGCCCCCCGGCAATCCCAACAACCAACCAAAGAACAACCGTTATGCCGACCATCAATCAACTCCAAATCGAGTTCACCAATGTCAATCAGCCCCCGGTCCCGGCGCCAGGCCTGGCCTCCGGCCAGGTCTTTGTTCATCCGCTGGCGGTCCAGCCTGGCGTTTCGGCTGGCATGTATCTGACTATCTCCGCCGGCTCCTCCCTGGCTTACGTGCATCTCGCCAATCTGCATCCGGAGATTCCCGGCATGATTGATCCGCAGGAACCGTTGCCGGCGCGGCTCTTTGACGTTTTCGACGACAAGGCCCTGGTCCGGATCGTGGCGGCCAAACTCAGCGTCGTTGGAAGCCTATGAGTGCGGACACCTCAATGGCCCGACCTGCGGAAGTGATTCGATCGGCCGGGGCGGTCAGTCCGGATCCGGTCCTGCAGAGTCTCACGCGCGCGGTCGAGTATTGCGCGCGGCGACTTACTGAACTGTCGCCCACATGCTCCGAGGCCAATCTCCTGCGTGATAAGTTTCACGCGGAGGCGGGCCGGCTGAGCTTGGTGCTGAGCTTGGAACTTTTGCGAAACTCGGTCAGGACCGCGATGCCGGAGGCCCCGTCCGAGCCGTCAGCCGCGGCCTTGGAGGAGCTTTGGGGCAAAACGTTCGCGGCGGTGATGAGCGAAGGCGCCAAGGCTCTTAGCAGTCTCCTTGAGGCGATCCAAAGGTGGTGCGCCATGAAGTCGCCATCCTGTTACGAGAATGCCGAGGGTCTGAAACGGACCGATACCCTTGGATATCACATGGGCGTGGCCACGCAGGCCTATGACCTGGCCACCGAAGCCATGGCCACGTTCACGGGCGAAGCCCTCGACGCGCTACGGGAGCGGATCATTCCCGGCTCGGCGTCGATACATCGTCGGAGGTCCTCATGAGCGCCAGCGCGATCCCCGAATCAGACGAAGTTCGCGCGCGGCTCCATTACGAGCGGGTTGCTTCCCGGGTGGTGATCGAGCACGAGGGAGAGCAGCGCTACAAGCCAGGCGCCTTTGTTGGGAATTTCTGCCGGCGCTGTGGAAGGTCTCTCCCTTGGGATGGCGTGGCCTTCGAGATCTCGCCCGGCCTGAGAGGGCCTTTGGTTCATCCGGTGGTCGACTTTGGGGATCCACCGGTGCGACTGACCAAGCTCCGGCCGTCGAGCCGGTTCCAAGTGCGTTGCCATCCGAACGGGCGATGACTGCGGCCGACTACATTGTTCTGGGTGGCCGAACGCTCCTGGCGATGTGTCGCTACGATTTTCGCGAGCGGGAATTCGAGGTCCTGTGCGCGGTGCTGGCCAATAGCTTCCTGATTGGCCGGGCCGAGGCGCGGATCCCGGACCTGCCCGCGCTGGTCGGGCGCCGGCGCCGGAGCGCTGAGGTGCGCGCCACCCTCGCGGACCTGATCAGGGCCCGGGTGCTCCTTGTCGAGAGACCGGTCTATAGGATTCTCCCGGACACGTCGGGTTGGTCCGTCCGGGCACGGGAAGCCGACGCCGATCGAGGCGGGGATCAGACGGAGTTGCCGCTGCCGAGCGAGCGGCCTCTGGATGGTCCTCTGGCGGATGAAAGCGCCGCGCGGGCTCTGCGCGCGGCGTCGCCGGCTCCCATTCCGTCTCCGGGAATGGGGGCTCCTCGGTCGGCCGAGGCCTCCGATAGCTCTTGCCCTCGGGCTGGAAATCAGCCAGGGTCCGAGTCGCTCTTACCGCATGGTGAAATTTCAGCCGTCTCCGGGCTGAAAAATAGCCATGACCACCGGGCTGAAAATCAGCCAGGCCCCCAACCGCCTGGCGAATTTTTAGCCAGGCCCGGCTCACCCGGGCTGAAAATCAGCCAGGCTCGGGCTGAAAATCAGCCAGGTCGGGCTGAAAATCAGCCAGGACACCCCCTGGCTAAAAATCAGCCAGGCCCTGTCGGCACGCATGATCAGCCGGTCGGACCCGGTTCGCAAGTCTCTGTTGCGGATCTGGTTGCCGAGCTGCGCTTGGCTGTGGACGCGAACGCACCGCCGTCGCCCCTGGCTAAAAATCAGCCCGAACCCTCGCGCGCGCGCGCAGGCGTGCTCTGCAGTGCATTAGCAAAGCATGCATGCTCTGCTAAGACAGAGCAGGGGGTGCAGGGGGGGCCGGGCGAATTTTTAGCCAGGGGTGGCCCTGGCGAATTTTCAGCCCGGGACGATCCGGCGAGCGGGGCGGAAGGCGAATGGGCGGCGATTCTGACCGAGGTCGAGCGAGTCAGCGGTCCGAAGTTTCGCCGGTATCGCGCCCAGTGGGAGCGGCTGACGCGTGAGGATCCGGACTACGTTCGGGCCCTGCTCTCGGATCTGCGGGCGAGCATGCGGACCCGGACTCGCGAGGAGGACAAGATCGCTAATCCGGGCGGCTACATGAGCCGCATCGCGCGGGAGGAGGGCCGCTGGCCGGCACGAGCATGAGCATGAAAGCGATCCCATTCCCCCAGGTTTATCCTGGCGGCGGCCCGCTCTATTGGCGCGACGAGCAGAGCGGATGGCTGCTCGAGGCTGTGGAGGCCTACTATGAGTTCCTCCTCAAAGGCCGTTTACCTCCCCAGGCTCAACTTGAGCTGCTCACCGGCTACGTCGCATATTGGGTCCATGCCCCGTGTTGGACGGGCCTGGAGGAGGATGGCAGTGACCTCGAGCAGCTCCGAAACTCTGCCAAATCGATCCGGAGCTGGCCTGAGCTGCGAGATTGGTGTGAGAAGGCGATGGATCTGGGAATCGATCCATTCTGATTATGGGAGCGGACACCAAAATCCAATGGGCTCACCACACTTTTAACCCGTGGTTGGGTTGCGCGAAGGTCGGTCCGGATTGCGCCAATTGTTACGCGGAGCGATCGATGACCATGAGGATCTTTGGGATTTCTTGGGGTGCGGCGGCGTTGCGCCGGCGAACATCGCCTGGTTCCTGGAGGATGCCAATCCGCTGGAACAATGCGGCGCGAAAACTGGGAAGAAAACGAGTGTTCTGCGGTTCTCTGTGCGATGTGTTTGACCATCAAGCCGAGCAGGCCTGGCGCTATGAGCTCTACAGTTTGATTGAGGCCACGCCGCATCTGGATTGGTTGCTCCTGACCAAGCGGACGCTATTCATGCCTACGATGTTGCCGACGCGTTGGCTGGACAATGGAGGCCGTTTTCCGAGGAACGTTTGGCTCGGTTTCTCCGCGGGCAATCAAGCGATGTTCGACGCTCGCTGGGAGCCCATCGAACGAACGGCCCGGGAAGGCGAAGCGCGGACCCTGTTCGTTTCGCTCGAACCATTGATCGGACCGGTGGATATCAGCCGGGCTTGCGGATACGCCCGCCCACCGGATTGGATCATCGTTGGGGGAGAAAGCGGACCGGATGCCAGGCCATGCCGGCCCGAGTGGATCCGCGAGATTGTCCGCCAGGCTTCTGACCATGGCGTTCGGGTCTTCGTCAAGCAGCTGGGCGGCGCGGCGGGCATGAGGGATCCCAAGGGGGGAGACCCCGCGGAATGGCCTGCGGATCTGCGGGTGCGTGAATTTCCGGGGTAATCCCGGCGAAGAAAGGAAACAATGAAACCAAAACAGAAACAACAGGGAGATGTGCTCTTCCAACGTCTGGCGAAGCTGCCCTCGGAGGCTGGAACCAATGTTGGGATCTACAAGATGACCGATCGGGGACCGCGATTGGTGTTGGCGGAGGGCGAAGCCACCGGTCATGCCCACATACTGGAGCCCGAGGGCGAGAGTGATGCCCAACTGATCGCGATCGGTGAGCGCATGCTCCTCAAGCTCAGCAAGGGCGGAACAGTGACGCATGAGGAGCATAAGCCCGTGCGCTTGGAGGCGGGGATCTGGCAAGTGGGACGGGTCAGGGAATACGATTACCTGAACCAGGTCACCCGCGCCGTCGCGGATTAAATTATGATCACCAATCGTCAAGAGTTGCCGGATTTGAGAGCCATGCGGGACAAGTGGGTGGCAATTGGGCTATCGACCGAACCCGCCTCCAGACCGTCGGCTGAGGACGCGCTGATCCGCATGTATCGCCAGGCCGGGTTGCGGGATCCGCGCATTGTCTGGTGCACGAGCCCGCTGGCCGCCCAGCTCGTTAGGCTCGTTCTCCGCGACTCGGTCAGCGCCTCGGTCCGCGACTCGGTCAGCGCCTCGGTCCGCGCCTCGGTCCGCGCCTCGGTCAGCGACTCGGTCAGCGCCTCGGTCCGCGACTCGGTCAGCGACTCGGTCCGCGACTCGGTCAGCGCCTCGGTCAGCGCCTCGGTCCGCGCCTCGGTCAGCGCCTCGGTCAGCGCCTCGGTCCTCGACTCGGTCCGCGACTCGGTCAGCGCCTCGGTCCGCGACTCGGTCCGCGACTCGATTTGGTATTACCATTGCGGCCAAGCAGAGTGGTGGCTCTCCTTTTACGACGTCTTTAGCGGGTTGGTGCCGGCCGTCGACCGATTGCGTCCTCAAATGGATTTGGCCGAATCCTGTGGCTGGTGCTGGCTTGGGCGAGACCTGGTCCTGGCCTGCGAACGGTATTCGGCTGTCAGGCGCAATGCCCGCGGAGCCCTGCATTGCCCGGATGGGCCGGCGGTTTCATTCCCTGATGGCTGGTCAATCTATGCCCTGAATGGCGTTCGGATGCGGGAAACGCACATCTCGACCCCCCCTGAGGATCTTTTCGAGGTCATCATGAGGGAATCCAACGTCGAGATCCGCAGGGAGCTCCTCCGGAGAATGGGCATGGAGAATTTCGTCCGGCGCAGCGGCTGCAGGGTGCTCAATCAACTCGCCGGCTACGAACTCCTGAGCATCGATCTTTCAGCGGTGTTCGGCCACGGCTTCCATGATTGTCGCTATCTGAAGATGTTGAACCCGTCCATTGGGGTCTGGCACGTCGAGGGAGTCGCTCCGACCTGCGGGACGGTTCAAGAAGCGCTCAATTGGCGAGCCGGCGACGTGGACCGGGATTGGCGGCCGGTCGAGCTTACCTAAAGCTCTCGCCAGAGCTTCACCAGAGGCTCCAGCTGGCTCTTTAGGGCGGCCCGCTTGGCTGGCGGCCACTCAGTCACCCCTTCCCGTCGGAAGGCCCGCAGGCCTTCCTGGATCCACACCACGGGGATAAAGCCGGGTGGCCGGGGTTCCTCCCGCGTTTCGGCCTGCTCGGCCCTGATGGCCCTCCGGAGTTGGGAGACCGACCAGCCGGAGGCCTCAGCCCGCTCCAGAAACCTTGCCTGGTCCGACGGGCCCAAGGGGGCGACCTCGGCGTGATGAGTCCAGGAGAGGGTGTCCCGTCGACGGGACAATGGCACCGCCCCACAGATGCAGGCGGCGTTGCGCAGGGTCTGATATTCCAGGGCGGTGGCGTCCAAGGCCAGCGCGTAGCGCTCCCCGAACCGGGTGCGGCCCCAGTTGAGCCAATCGCCGATAATCCAGTTGAGGCTCCCATTGAGGCGCTTGAGAGACGTCCAGATTCCTTTCCATTCGGCCCGTTCCAGGTCGCGGAACTCCGCGCCGGACCGGTGGATAACGATTTTGCCGGTGCCGACCAGCCGCTCGACGGGCGCGAGGTTAAGGTTGCTCATGCTCTGGATCTGGGCCGGTAGTTGGCTTCCCTCATGGTTTGGCGGGCGCGGGCGCTGCGCATGGTCCGGGTCTGGCGCAGGCCCAACTGCCGGCGGCAGGCCTCGACGCCTTGCTGGAAGGCCTCCTTGGAGATCCCATGCTGCCTGGCCAGAGCCGGCCCGGTCCGGGAGGTTGTTTCATACAGCCCGGCGGCGAAGGCGAGCTGGACGGCCCGCAGGCCCGGTTTTTTGCCACCAATCACGAAGGAGAGGATCGCCAGGAGAATCTCTTCGCGCTCGGATTCGATCTGGCTGCGGGCTTGGCGCCGCATCAGTCTGCTCAACTTTTCGGCCAGGCAGCGGGCCTCGCTCGGACCAGCGGAGGGCAGCTCCTTGGCGATGGTTTCGGCGATCTCATCCTCGACGCGATCGAGGGCCTCGAAGTTGAAGTGATCGATTTGGACGGCCTGCGCTTGGTCCAGATGCCATTCGACGGGGACCCGGAAGAGGCCCGGCGGGAGATGTCCGCCTGCGTGCTCTGATGCCATTCGGTGAATCTGGCTCGAGTCATGGCGGGGCGTAAGATGTCATTAAGGACAGCTCATCCCCCTTGAGAATTTTTCGGGAAAAGGGGCGGGATACTGGAGAAATCCGAGCCAATCTGCTACGATCGAAGCCCAGGTGGCCAGTCAAAATTTATCGCCCAGGATGGAGCAGGTGGCCGCGGCGATCGCCATGGGCCTCTCTGATGGGGAGATTGCCCAGAGCTTGGGCATCACCAAACGCACGGTCCGGCTCCATGTCAGCAAAGCCTTTCGGCGGACCGATAGTCCGAATCGCGCTGCTTTGGCGGCTTGGTGGACCCGCCGGGTCAACTTTTGGGCTCGGCCGTCTTGGCGACCCCTTGCCGCAGGAAAATAAGGCCGAAACCGCCCTGCACCCCGACCCAATCGACTTTCGACACATCGCGATCGATCAGGGCCGGCACGATGGCTTGGATGATCATCCAGATCCCCACCAGGTAGGTCTTTTTACCGCTCAGCATGCTTTCCTTTCCGTCTCCGCGCGGCGGAGACGATCTTGATGGCCGTGTAGAGGATCGTCAGGCAAAGCAGGAGGAGCTCGAGCCAGGTCTTGAGCTCCAGAAGATTGACCAGGCCCAAGACGCCGGCACCGGGCCCCACCACCTTGGCGATGTCACTCCACAGTTTCACTGGCGCGCGACTGCGCCCCGAGTCAATTGGGCCGAAGCTGCTTGATGGCGGGCTCCAGGACCTCCGGAAGTTTATCGGTCCAATTGGTCCCGCGTGGCTTGAGGACCAGCCGTTCGCCGGTCGCGAGCTTGTTGGTCTCGGTCGCTGGAATCAGGAGAGCCCAATTGTTGGTGTCGGCCTGATCCTGCCGCCGCTCCCAGAGATATCGCGTGATGGTCTTGGGGTCATCACGGGTCTTTTGGGTCTGTTCGGCGGCCATGGCGGCCGCACTGCGGGCCTTGGCCGCATCCTCGGATCGGAACCCATCGAGCACCAGGAAATCCTCGGCCGCGATCGCGATCGCGAAAGCCAGGAAGCTAAAACAAATGATAGAACGCATTGATGAGCTCTCTGAGGCGTTGACGAGTCGCCGCGTCATGGGCGGTGCCATAGATGATCGATTCCTGCCACATCAGATCCGCCGGCACGGTCCCGTTAGAGAACGCGCCCAAAGTAATGCCCTCGGGATTGGCCGCTCCGGCCGTGCCGCTCGTTTCGGCCACCTGATTGTTGAATCCGATCACGCTGGCGGTGTTGTTGCCGACCTCGTAGAGAAGGATGGGCACACCCAGAGTAAAGCTGGTTGTCGGTTGCAGGGCCGTGTTGGCGTAGAGCCGGATCCGGCTCGAGGAGTCGCGCTGATCATTGACAAAGAAAGTGGCCGTGGTCGATCCATCGATGAGCGGATCGCCCAACGTCCAGGAGGTCTGCTGGATCACATGGTAGGCGGAGATCGGCTGGACCCAAGCGGTGTTTCTCACGGCTTGCATGTAGTCGTTGACGTTGTCCCACTTGATCATCGGCCGGCGATTTCCGTTGGTCGCGATGAAGATGGCCGAGCCGTTGTAAATCTGCGGCTGGTTGGCCGCGGTCGCCTGCTTGATGTTGTTGGTTCCCAGCTGCGCGTAAATCGTGGTGACGTATCCCGTCGAGGTCCCGCAAAAGCTCGCGATGGTCGCGGTGTCCAGCGCCCCGGCCAGGGCATAGATGTCCTGCTCGGTCGAGTCGCTCCCGCGCCGCACGCGAATGAGGGCGCCTTGATATTCGGCCCGGATGTTTCGGACGCAGCTCCAGCCATCCAAGGCGCCCGTCACACAGTTGGCGGGATAAATGAAGGTCCGGGAGAGAAAGGCGGGATCCCCGAAGGCGGTCTGCGCCGGCGCCGCGCGAACCAGCAGGCCCAAGAGAATAACGAGCGACCATTTCATGGCGTGACTGACCAGGCGGCCAAAACGTTGGTCTCGCTCGACCCGTTGCACCGGAGGGAGAGCACCGCCCATTTGTTGCTGGCAAGGAGCGTCGGGGCCGGCGCCCCCAAAAAAGACCAGGAGGTATTGAATCCCAGATGTCGGTTGGTATTCCCCGACCAGATGGTCACGCTCCAGCGGCGCACGCGCCCAACGCCGCTTAGCGGGCGATTGGTCGATATCAGAAAGTTCAGGATGCCCGTCGAGGCCTCCAGATCGGCTTCGGCCATCACGAAGTCGGGGACGTAATTGGTCGATGAACTGTGCGCGACCAGGTTGCTCGACTGCAGAGCGAGCCCGCGTCCGATCAGGAGACTGCCATTGCTCGCGATTTCGGAGACGAGCGCGCCGGCGGCATCGAGCACGCGGAAAGTCGCGTTGGTGCTGCCGCTGAGCCCCCGGGCGGTGATCGGGACCTTATCCGCGGCGTTGGCCCAAGCGTTGAAATTCGTGGCGTTCGCGTCGTTATAGGGGAGGGCGTTGGTGGCCGAGGTCAGCGTTGGATAGGAAGCCAGGACATGCCACCGGGAATCGGTGCTGCTCCACCGGATGGTCACGGTCCCCTTGGTCGCCATTGTCAGGTCCGAGCCGTCCCGGGTGACGATCCGGTTGGCGGGCGTCGGATCCAAGGTATTCTGTGCCCAAATGATGTTGTAAGCGGTCCCGTTGTAGACCTCGAAAGTGAGGCCAGAATAGCCGCCAGCCAGGCCGCAGATCGTCGCGTCGGCCGTGATTGTCCCCTCGATCCGGACCCAGTAATTGGATCCGAAATCCACCGCCAGGTTGTTGCCATCCCCGAGCGTGGTGAAGACCAGGCCCGGAAAGGAGGTCCTGGCCTGGTTGGTCACCGAGCCCGCGAATTTTGCATTGCGGATGTTGGCCACGTCCAGAGCTCCAACGATCCGGACCGAACTTGCCGCGGTCCCTCCGAGTGCAATCTGATCATTGGTAGTCGTGTTCGCGAAGAATCCGATCGCCACCGCATTGGTATGGATTGCGGCGGATCCGGAACCCAAGGCAACCGCGCCAGCTTTGGTGGCTCCCGCGTTATAGCCAAGTGCGACGCTATTCCCGCCTGAGGCAATGGTGAAAACGCCCACCGCGACGGATTGGTCTCCGCTGGCGTCAGCGCCGCTCCCGACCTGGAAGGAATCCGACCCGGAGCCGGGGGCGGAGAGGTTCGTCACGACCAGGTCATTCGCAATGATGTTGCTGATCAGGCCATCGACGATCGTCGGGCCGGAATAAACGCCGTTGGTCAGCGCGACCACATAGCCAGAGATGCCGGACATCGCGATGAGCCAGCCGTTGGTGGCATTGAGCGTGTAAATCGTGGTGGTGCCGGTCAGGGTTTTGTTGCCGGTGACGGTCTGATTGGCGGCGACCGAGACGAAGTTGGAGAGCGCGGTCGCCCCGGTTGCGATCGCGTTGCTCGATTTGTCGGAGATGTAAGAGACCAAAAGAGACGCGATGTTCGTCTGATTGGTCGCCGCTTCGACGATGTAGGGCACCCGCACGACCCAGGTGTTGGTATGGGTTGCGTTGGTCGACCAGGTCACAGTCCCCCACCCGGCCGAAAGGGTGACATCCGGGAATTGGCCGGGGAAAGCGGTGATCGTCACATTGCTCGGGCTGGTGATCTGAACGAAGTCCGCCGGCCGGAACGGGTAGGTCGCCAGATGAAGCCAGATGTTGGTCGCGCTGTAAGGGATCGTGTTGGTGGCCAGGATGAGAGTTCCCGGCGACGCGCTGACATTGTTGGTGAAGGTCCGGGTCGAGGTGTCGTCGATCGTGTCGGCCGTCGCCGGCACGTTGGTCAGGGTGATCGTCGCGGTGATGATGTCCGCGCCTCGGGCCGTGAACGCGGCTGCGCAAAAGAGGGCGATCTGCAGGAGTTTCTTCATGATCAATTGAGCGGATCGGCCGCCAGGGAGCCATCATCCCGCAAGTAACAGAGGAACTGTTTGGTGCCATTGGGGACGCTGTAGGCGACAAAACTCCGCACCGCGTTGCGCTGCATGAAGAGCGCGATCGCTTCCTCGCGGGAAATGGGCGTTCCGGTCGGCACCGGAACCTCGTTGGCGGCGACATAGACGGCCGTCCGGATCGTGCATGCATAACGGCCGGAGTAGGGGCCGCCGGCGGCGCCGGTGATCTGCACCTCGAATTGCCGCGTGGTGTCGGCCGTCAGCGCGTTGAGGGAGGCGGTTGCCAGATCGAGCACGCCGCTCAAGGATTCGCCCCCGTTGACCTCGGTCCAGGCCGTGGCGCTGGCATCGACAGTGCCGGCGCTGCCAATGGAAATCCGCAGCGCCACGCCTGAAAGATTGATGGCCTCGTAGAACGGAGCCTCGCTCCAGCTGATCTGACGCACAACGCGGAAATCGATCGGGACCTGGTCGCGCTGCTGCAGGGGGGGCAGCTCGAAGATTCCCGAGAGATTTTGATCCCGGATCAGATTCTTCGTCGTGATGTCATAGACCAGTTTGAGGAGCGACATTCTTGAGCTGCTCGGCCAGTCAAAGCTGGGGGGCGGTGGCGGCCCCCAGGAAATTCAGGAGGGGCTGATCCACGGCGTCCCGCAAAAAGACTGACAGGTAGACCCGGGATTGATCGGGCGCGTAGGGCCCAAATTCGAAGGCGCCGCGCTCCAGAATCCACCGCCGGGCCCCAACCACCACGGGCTGGCCGTAGAATCCACCCGACAATCCCATCCACTTTTCGATGTTATCGGCCGCCGCCACGGCCGGGTAACGGTCGGTGACATCGATGACGACCAGATAGCCAGGCGTCCGGGCTCCGGCGAAACCGGCGCAGACCACGCCGATCCAGGATTGAAGACTGACGCCGGCGAGGAGCCGAGTGGTATGGCCCCAAAAGGCGAAAGCGCGGACGCTGAAGGCACCATCCCGTCCGAGCACCGGAGTGGGATTGACCGGTGCGCCGCCCAAATCATACAGATAATTTTCGGGGGCGGCCTCCAGGAAATTCCATTGCACGCCCTGCAGGCCTCCGCTCCATGAGATCCGCCCATTCCCGCTGTCGTAGATCGGCGGCGGCCATCCGAAAGACCCGCCCAACGCCTCATAGTTGGCCGCTGTTTGATTGCGGGTCGTCACCAGCGACATGAGAGGCGAGGGGCCAGCGAAGCCATGGATAGACGCGGAGTTGCGCGCGTCCAGTTCGGCCTCAATCATCCGGGACAAGATGTCGGCGTGCCCCCCATGCGCGGCAATGAGCGGGGCCTTTTCAGCGATCTGCTCCTCGACAAAAAGAGCTGCCAATCCCAGCGTTGAGACCTCGCTGGCCCGGTTGCGGGCCACCAAGGGAGATTGGGTAAAGCCCAGCAGGGCGCTGCTCTCGAAGCTGGCCAAATTGGGCATGACGTCGGATCAGGTCCTGGCGAATTGCCGGCCATCGGCGTTGAGGTCCAACTTCCCGACCGGCATGGGATCGGCGCCCTCGGTCATGATTCCAAGGCCCTCGACCTCAACCGCGTAAATGATGGAGGAATCAGCGCGATAACGGGGGACGATCTCCTGGTGCTCACTGATGCCCGCGCTTGTGGCCACCCGATAGCTGTTGGAGACGTAATTGTAATGGACCGTGATCTGTTGGGCAGTCGATTCGATCGTGTAGGTAACGTCCGCTCCATGCCAACCGGTCTTTCGCAGCGTCTCAGGCTTGGCGATATAGATGTCGCTCGAGCCCTCCGTCGTTCCATCCCACGTCCGACAAACCAGGTAATCGCCCTTCATCGATTTGTAGCGGAATTGCTCGATAGGTGAGGCGGGGCTGCCCCCCTTGCGGCCGGGCAACAGAATCAGGACCGTCCCGCGCCGGCCGCGGTTCAGCCGGTAGCCCGGCCCATCGACCAGGGCATTGGCCTGGATTTGGTCCCACAACCGCGAGAGCCAGTTGGATTGGGGATTGCGGCCAAAGACCCGAGGGACTCTCATAACAGATCTCCAAAGAGGAAGGTGGACCAAAAGCCGTATTCGTAGGATTGGGTAGCGACATGCAGGTTGCCGGGCCCCGGTTCCACTTCCGCCCCATGCTTGAGCCAGCCGAATTCGAAGCCGATCCGGTTACTGACGTCCGCTGGCAATCCGAATCGCAGGACGTTTGCCACGCCGGCGTCGGCAATGACGCTGGCCGTCGAGAAGATTCTTCCAACGTTCGTGAAGCTTAAAAGGAATGACCTGGTGTTGAGTTGGGTGACGGTCTTGATCAACCAGGGCTGCTCGACGGGCCGGCTGGTCACACCGCGCAGAGCCAAGCTGTAGAGGTAATAGGCATCGTCGCTGAGAAAATCCTCCGGCAGGATGTCGCTGTCAGGGTTGTCGATGAACTTCTGGATGTCCCGAAGTTCCTGGTCGGAAATGTTGTTGGGCCCGGGAGGCTCGAAGATGCTCTTTTGCACCCGCTGATTCTGCAGGCGCGTGCCGGTCTGCACCGGGAATCCCGCCGGCGATTGGTCCTCGCGGCGGACGATCAGCCGCCAAAGCGGGCCGTCATGCTCAATGAACACATCGGCGGCGCCGATCCCGACGAAGAAGCCATAGGCGGTCTCCACCGATTGGCGCGTCCCCTCATAGACCTCCTCACGGTAGAACCCGCCCAGATTCCGTTTACCGCCGCGGGCGACCCGCAGCGTGATATTGTTCGAGCCTGTGGCTTTGCTGGCCATGATCTAGAAAGGAAAAAGCTCGAAGGAGGAAGGCGAGGATCCCACCCGCTCGATCAGCCGGCGGATCGCTTGGATGTCGCTCGACATGCTCGTCAGCTTGTCATTGCTCCGCGCGGGATCGCTGCCGAGGAAGTTACCGATCGAGGTGAGCGGATCGGAATTGATGGCGCTCTTCAGTAGGTTCAGCCGATGCCCCTTCTCCTGAAATTGCTTTTCCTCGAGCTGGTCAATCTCGATCTGCTTTCTATTGGCTTGCTCTCGCAGCTTGGAGGCCTCCAGCTCCTTCGATGGATCCCCGAACCCAAGCTTGCGAGCCTGATCGAGCAGGTCGGCGATCTCCTTCTTTAACAGGGCGATCTTTCCAGCGCTATCGGCATGCTGATAATTGAGGTCGCGGATGCTGTCCTTTTCCTTAGCCATCTGTTCAGTCAGTTTCTCTCGTGTTTTGGCCAGCTCCTCCATCTGGCGCTTCTCCTCCTCTTTCTTCCGCTTCTCGATTTCGGTCTGAAGGGCTTGGCTTTCGATTGCGGGCAGATCCTTGTCCCGCTCGCGTCTTCGTTTGGCCTCGGCGGCCCCGCTCAATAGGAGACTTCCCGTTATCGGATTGGCCCTCAAAAGGCCGGCGACAGCTTCGCCGCGTAGCTTCCGAAATATTTGCCCGAGCTTTGTCTCCTGATCTGAGGCGGCCTTAAGGATACCAATTACATCCTCGTTGTTGCTCAGCCGAGCTCCTTCCTCAACCGTTGGGCGATCGCGCAGAGTAGGGATGAGGTCCTTGCCGGATTTGCCGAAAAGCTTCTGCATGTCCGCGATCATCGCCGGATCGACTTTGTGTGCAGCCATCGCTTTCGAGATCTCATCGAAGACCTGCTCAACATTCTTTCCCTTCAGCTCGTCAACGCTGATGCCGATAGCTTCGAAAGCGGCCACATATTCAGCCGTGCCGGCCTTTGCCTCCTCCATCGCCACGGCTAAGTTCTGCACGGCCTTGATGATGTTCTCAACATTGGCGCCGCTCTGCTTTGCCGCATAACCCCATTTCTGGAGGAAATCCGTCGAGACTCCAATTTTGTTGGCCATGTCCGCCGTATCCCCGGCTTCCTTAATGGCGCTCTGAATCTGATGAAGAGCTAATCCGGCGGCGGCACTAATTCCCGCGAACGCGCTGCCCCAAGCCAGTTGGGACCTCTCCGACGCCTGCTTGTTAACCTTCTCGATCTCGCGTCCCCAAGCGGCCGCTTGGGCGCGCGTGGCGTTCATCCCATAAGTGAACTGAGTGGAATCGAGGCTAATTCTTGCTCTCAGGTCGAAGGCCATTGTCTTCTTCTCCTTTCGGATACATTTCCGCGCTGAGCTTCTCGACGCTGATGGTCTCCCCACGCGCGACGATTCGTTCGATGGCCCGGTCCATCTCCTCGATCATCTGCAGATGGGGATTGGTCTCAGCATCCAGAATCCTCAAGGCGCCCTCGCCCTCCCAATAAGCCCAATAATCCCATTTGGCCAGGCCCCAGGGCTTGTCCAGCGCCTCCAAGCGGCTGTGGCCGAGCTCGGCCTGCAGGAGGAGGAGGACGCGCTGGATGAAGGGCGCACCAACAGTCTCCCCACCCTTGGGCTCCGTCAGCTTGGGGCAGGTCGACCCAGCCTGGATATAGCGGATCAACTTCTCGGCCTCCGCGAAGAAGTTGAACCCGCGGCGGCGCGACCACCACCGGCGCCCGCCGAGGATGCTTCGGCCCCAGATCTTGAGCTTCTCGGGCAGTTTGGGGTCCGCGCAACCGGCCTCGCATTCCTCCCAGGTCTGGCAACAGATCCAGACGGCTTGGACCAGATCGCCCAGATCCGGTTCGGAGGATTTTGATTGGCCGCTGAACCAATTGTCGGTGGAAAGGAGGCGGAGGTAATGGCCGAGGCTGAAGGGCTGGAGCTGCTGGCCCAGGACCACTGCCGGCGGCGGGAAGGCCGCCGCCAGGTATTCCCGGAGGGCATCCATGCGCTAGGTCACCGGCGCGGAGAGATCGTTGGTGGCGTGCGCGGTGATGTTGAGCTCGTAGGTGGCGACGCCATCATTGACGAAAGCGATCCCCCAGCCCCCGGTGTAGGCCCATTTGAGAGTGTTGGCGGTTACCCAGGGGAAATTGGCCAGAACGACAGCGGCCAACGGGCTGGGCGGCGCAAGGGAGGTCCTGGCATTGGCGATCGTGTTCGTGCCGATCGCCGCGCGGGGGGTGAACTCGAGCCTGGCATGATAGAGCTTGCCGGAGGCAATGAGCGTGGTCACCTCGTTGTCCCCATCGCGCACCATGTCCAACTTGAACTCGTCATTGAACCGGAAATTTTTCGGGTAGAGGCTGCCCACGCCGCTGATCGCAACGTCGCTAGGGACGCCGAAGCCCGAGAACCCAAAGACCACCGCGATGCCGTTTTGCGCGCTTGCCATACCCTCTCCGGATTGGAGTCATGGCGGAGGTGGTGATGAGAGGTCCGTCGCGCAGCAAAAGACCATGAATTCGAACCGGGTCCGGAATTGGCGATCGCTGGCGGCCCGGCCGCCGTTGGTCCGCCCATAGACCGGATCATAGGCCGTGAAATCCGCGACCGCGGCGGAGAGGTCGGCGGCCAGGCTGGTCGAGGAGAGGGCCTTCTCAACCGCCTCGGCCGCGGCGTCGTGGACCGGCCCCCGATCCTCGTTGGGGTCGGCGGGATCGGCGCGGCTGCTTGAGGTGCGCACCTCGACGGAGACGGGCTTGTGCCAGTTCCCGAGCCCGATCGGTTCCTCCCGTCCGCTCTTTTCATCCGCGGCCACAATGATCGCATCGAGCACAAGCTGGGCATTCCTTTGGGCCGGATAGATGTTCCGGCCGAGCGCAGCGACATCCGGATCGGCCTGGAGGACGGCAATGACGGCCTGCTCGAGCTTTTGGGCCAGGCTGCTCATGCTGGCACGGCTAGTTTGCTGGCGATGAGGTGTTTGGCCATGTTTGGATCCACGTCGACGAGCTCATCCTTGCCGGCCGCCCCATGGGCACCGCCAGCGGTCAGCCGCACCCGCACCTTCCCCGCCGGCGGCGTTGCCGGCACGATCTTCAGGGCGAATGGATTCCGTGGCTCTTTGGAGCTCATTTCACTTGGCGTTATAGAGGTCGGCGGTTGGCTGCATCTGCTCCCGGATATAGGTCAACATGTCCTCCCCGGCATCGTAGATACCCTGCTGCAATGCGATGCCCGCCACCGGCCGGGCCGCCTTGGCCCGATTGATGATCTCAGCAAAGACGACTTCTCCGGGGATCGCGGGAATGGCATCGCCTGGCGGATCGTAGATCCGGCCGGCCCGTCCTTCGGCGATGAGCGGCAATCCAGTTTTGAGTGCCTCTTTGTGGGCGGCGAGAATGGCGATGGCCCGCTTCCAGCCGGCGGCAATGAAGCCGCGCCGGCGCTTCCTCGAGGCGAGGTAGGACCGGGATGCTCGTCGAGCCATTGCCCGGGTAAAACCCGTTCGCCCTTTGGCTTTGCGCTTTCCGGCTTTGGAGGTTTTGCCCAGCCGCTTGGAGATATATTTCGGCCACCAGGCCCGCCGGCCGACCGCCTCGATCGCATCGGGATCGGCCAAGGGCGTGTTCTGCTTGGCCTTGATGGCGACATTGACGGCCTGGCGGTTGCAGACGTAAGCGAGGTCCTTTTTGGTCGCGTCCAGATATTCTTCGATGGCGCGATTGAACTCCCGCATATCCAATTCGAAATGGAGTTCCATATCAGGGGACTTGGGTCAGAATCCGCCAGGCCAAGCCGGTGCTGATCACCGCGACCGAAGCGTAATCGTCGCTGATCGCGATCTCGTTGACGCCATTGATGGTCTCGATGCCATCGGCCTTGATCCGGAAGGGGTTGACGGAGGCCTGGCCGTGCTTGTCGACGAACCAGAAGACTTTGCCGGCGATGCCCACCGCCGATGGGAGGCGGTTGGTGATGTTCTCCGAATCGGTCTCGATGAAGCTGACCTGGTCATTGAGCGCGACATCGCGGGAGCCCTCGACGCTGACGGTTCGGAACAGGAACCAAGCGTTGGTCAGTGGAACGTAACGCGCGTCAGAGGCAACTTGGGTGTAAGCGACGGTCGATCCTGGCACGATGGTCGCGCTGGAGACAATCGAGGTGGCGTTGAGCGTGATATTGGTATCAGGAACAACGATGCCAAAGGCCGTCTTCGTCCAGGGCCCCTCGATTTGGATCGTATAGCTCCCATAGACAATGTTGGAGAGAGTCAGCGAGGCGGCGCCGTCGCAGGCGAACTTCCGGCGGTCGCTCGTGACGAATTTCCCATTGGCAATGCTCGGTGTGGATGTGGGGATGACGTTGACGCTCGCGCCTGCCAGGTCGTTGGTCGAGAGCTGAAAGTCCCCAAAATTAATGACGACATCGGCGGCGCGGCCGGGGAGTAGCAGCGTCAGGAGGATCAGGGTGGTGAGACGTTGAGATTTCATCGCGCGTTATTGGGATCGGTGAGGGCCAGAACCACGTGCGCCCTGGAGGGTCCAAGCTTGGCGCTGGCGATCTCCCGCTCGACGCCTCGGAACACTAGATGTTGGCCGGCGATCGGGCGCTGCAGATCGGGATCGTTGAGTTCCTCCTCTTTCACCTCGAAATCCGGAATCTCGCCCAAAAAGGTTTCCAAGCGGACGATCAGCTTGAGGTCGATGGGGACCAAACGACCGCCGATCTCGATGCTCTCCCCCTCATCGGCCGAGGAGGGGGAGCAGGGGAACTCCTGATCCTTCCAAATGAAGGTCTGCCCCCCGAGCTCCGCCTCGATGAATTGGAGATCGGCCATGATGCGATTGCGCCTGATCACGATCCCGGAGATTTCAGCTTGAACGCCACGCGCGGGGAGTTGGGTTCGGAAACCGCCGCGATCAAGGCGCCGCCCGCCTTGTCGCCCAAGAGAACGGCGGCCAATTCGCGGAACGCCTTGGCTGGGCGGAACTGTTTGGCGAAGAGCTTCTCGAAATGATTTCCGGAGAGCTTGCGAATATCGTCGAGCGGAATGACCTCGCGATCCTTCGCGCGGAATGCCGCGCCATCGGCGCGAAAGAAAAAACTGCTGATGAGCTTGTCCTCGGGCCAGGAGACATCGACCCAGTTGCCCTCCGATCCTTGAGCGGACCAATTCTGGCCTTTGAGTTCCTCGGGCCGCTTGGCGGTTCCCGCTTCGATCAATTCGGCCTCCGCGCAGGCTCGGATCTGATCCTTGAGGACGGCGAATTTATCCTGACGCTCTTTGATTTCCTGGTCGAGCTTCACTCCGGCGTCGATGAGTGCGCTCAATTGCTTGGTAGTCATACCTCCAGGCTCCAGAGTCTAGGTCGGAGAGGCCTGCTTGGGGCCCAACTGCTCCGGCCGGGCCCGGCCGAATGATCCGGAGTCACCCCGCGCAGGGGCCGGCGAGTGGCCGGGCCTTCTTCTTGCCGGCGCCGGCATCCCCAAAGCCGGGCGCCGGCGGCCGGTCGCCGGTCCAAAAGGAAAGGCCCGGTCCAAGACCGGGCCCATCCAAGGCATCACGAGATTAAAGAGGAAGCTACCGATCGTCCCGAGCGATCAGTCCGCTGATGGCCAATGCATGATTGGTGGTGGAGCCGGAGAGTGCCACCAATTCAATCAGCGCTGGACGGTTGTTGAGCGAGGACCAAACCGCGCCCCCATTGCCGCTGGTGAGCGTGGTGGCGGTGTTGCCAATGAGCACGCTGGCGGCCAGGTTCATGCGATAGACTGTGTCCCCGGGGCTCAAGGCGAAGGCCGTCGTCGCCGCGCTCAGCGTATTGGTAATGAGGACGCCGGCTGAATTGGTGGTCGCGACCAGCACGCGCTGCCAGAGATTGCTGGCGATGCTATGGATCACAAGCGAATCGCCGTTAGTCAGGCCAGTGCCGACGGGATTGAGGAAAATGTTGGACAGCCCAGCCGCCAGGCTGTTGGTCACGTAGATGGGAGGCCCGGCCGTGAAGAATCGGAGCGTTCCGGCGCTGGAATCGTCCTTGGCGATGATGGTCTCGATGCGCGCGACGCCACCGACGCCCGGCGCGATCGCATAGGCGACATTGGTCGAGACGCTGGTGCCGCCCACCGCGAAATATTTGCCTTGGGCGACCGGCACGGTGGCGGCCGAGGCGGCCGAGGCTGACAGTAGAATTCCGCAAAGGAAAAAAAGGAGACGATGGATTTTCATTTCTCAGGTTTGTCGGCTGGTTTCTCGGACGATTTCTTGGGCTTGGATTCTGATGTCGGCTTGGCTTTGCGGGCCTCCGCGCGCTTCTTGTGATCTTCCTGTTCGGCCTTAAGCCAGGCCATGGGATCAGCCGCGCCGCCTTCGCCAGATGTGGCCTTCTTGTAGTGGGCCCGGCGGCTTTGGAGCTCGGTTGCTTTGAGCGCTTGCTGCCTCTTGGCGGAACTGGCCTGTTCGTCCTTGAGCCAGGCCATCGGATTCTTATCGGCTGCCGAGGAGCTTTCGGCCTGGCGGGCCGCCTGTTCGGCCAGTTGCTTCTTCCGATCGGTCTCGCTGTGATCGTGGATCTTGATTGGCTTCCGTTTCAGCGCCGATTGTCGTTTGGTGGGCCTGGCATTCCTATAGATGGCCGCGTGACCCTCGCCCTCCTTGAGGGAGCCGACCGCTTTGTCGTAGGCCTCTTCCGCCGCGACATTGTCGGTGCCGCAATAGACGGTCGTGATGTCGCCTTTGGCGGTGCGCCGGATGACAAAGCTGATTGGTTCGTTCATTTCGGGACGGTGGCTTCCGGTGGAATCCCGATCGCTTAGGCGGTCGTGATCCGCCAAATGTTGTTGCCTGGGCCGGCCTTCACGCCGAACAGGGTGGCCATGGCCATATACCACTTGCGCTCTTTGGGAACGTAGAAGACCTGGAACTGAATGGGGAATCCGCTCTCGGGCTCCACCAGGTTTTGGGCATACATGACCTGCATCGCTTCATCGGGCACCGCCGGCAGCCGCGCGGCGATGAGCAGGCCTTCGCGCGCGCCGACAAAGCCGCTCAGGCCTTCGACGGTCGTCTGGCCGGTGGTGGGCCAGCCGTTATAGCGCATCAGCTCGAAGCCGGCGACGCGGCGGACTCGATTCTCGCGCAGGGCCTCGTCGCTCCCGGAGGTGTTCTGGCCTTGGATGACATTGTCGCGGCAGAGGGCGCCCATCCAAGCGGGCTTGATCAGCCCGAACCGCTCGGAATCGTCCACATCGAGGGTGTCGAGCCCTTCAGCCAACACCGAGCAATCGTCCGCGTCGAAATCGGCGGAAGCGATGACCGTCTTATTGGCGAAATTGGCCTCGATGACGAGATTGATCAGGGCTTTGGTCACGCCTTTGCCAACCGCATTCCCCATCGATTTGAAGAAGGTGCGGCGAATCAGCTCCATGCCGCCCTTAGAAATCTCGGCCTGCGTGAAGGCATGGGCTTTACCCAATTCCTGATCCAGCGTGATGAGGTAGGGCGTGCTGGTCGCATCGGACGCGGTGAAGCCGCCGCTAACATCATCGGCTTCCAAGTCAGTGGCGATGCGCGTGGTCACGCTTTCGCCCTTCTCCTTGACGTCCATCGAAAAGTCCCGCGTGAACATCCGGAGCGGAGCCAGACGCGGGGAAAGGACTCGCAGGCCTTCCTCGGCGATTTGCGCGAGGTTAATTCCGCCTAAACTATTGGGCATATCTTTGGGGGAGGGTTGGGGTTACTGACGGTCAGACCGGCTGGAGCGCCTTGTTGGCCCGGTAGAACTCCGAGCGTTTGTTGGCCGGCAGGCGGTGATATTCGGCCCAAAGCGCCTCGACGCTGCCGGCGGCCGGCCCGTTCGAGCCGTCAGCCGCCGCCTTGGGCGAGGCCTCCATCTTGAGACCGAGGGAGGCCAAATGATCTTGGGCCATCGTTTTGGCGCGGGCGGCGACGCTCTTTTCTTTGTCCTCGAGCTCCTTGGCCTTGGCTTCCATATCCTTTTGGAGTGTGGCGATCGTTTGCTTGGCCGTGGCCAGATCGCGGGTCTGCTGCTCGAGCTTCTCGGTGATTTGGGAGACCCGGTCGCCGATCACCGCCAAACTGGCGGCCAGCGAACTTGCCGTGGCTTCTTCGGCGGCGGCAGCGTCGGCGGCTTCGGTCTTCTCGGTCTTAGCCAGGTCGGTCTTGGCTTGGTCCGATGAGCCCAAGCCGACGCGCTTGGCCAGCTCGGCAACCGTGGTGGTGAGTGCTTCGAGTTTCCCCTTGATCGCGGCAAATGTCGTCACGCCCGATCAGGGATCAGTCAAGGGAGGCTCCGGAATTTGGCCTCGTTCATTGACGCTCGCGGCACTCTGGCAGTGATAAAAAGAGCCGCGATTTTGATTGCCCCGCTTTGGCCCCAGAACGGCTCAGGACGCGTTCGACCGCTATTTTGCGGTAAAGCTCAACGGGCCTTCGAACGGGCCGGCGCGGGGCCTTGGGGCGCCGGGGCGACCCCCTCCCCAAAGGAATCTATTGGCCGTTTTGCGCCGCGTGGGTATCGCCCGAGG